ATCTTTTTCCCCAACTGCTAGTTCAGGCGATGCTTGGATTTCCAATATTGTTGCTGGAAGTAATTTAATATTTGCCAATGGTGGATATACGACAGAACGGATGCGTATTGACTCTAGTGGTAATTTGTTGGTTGGTACTACAAGTCAAATTTTATCAAATACAAAGTTTAACCTTTCTAGTTCACAAGGGACTGCCTTAGGTAGTATGGGGTTTGTAAACACAGCACAACCTTCTAGAAAATGGCAAATTGGTCCTGATAATACTGGAAATTTTGTTGTTTTTAATGACTCAGCTACTGGTGTTTATATTGGTTATGGTGGAACATCATGGATTTCGTATTCAGACGAACGCTTAAAAACTGATTTGAAACCTATTGAAAATGCAATAGAAAAAGTTGCATCATTACGTTCTGTTACAGGTCGTTATAAAACTGATGATGAAAGCAAAAGTCGTGCATTTTTAATTGCTCAAGATTTGCAAAAAGTATTGCCTGAATCTGTGGATGATAGCAACCCAGATAAATTGGGTGTTCAATACACCGATGTTATTCCACTTCTTGTAGCATCAATTAAAGAACAACAAGCCATCATCACTCAATTACAAGCCGATGTTGCAGCATTAAAAGGAACTAAATAATATGAGCTCAATCGTAATCTCAGGAGATACTAGCGGGGTAGTGAACTTAACTGTTCCTGCCGTAGCTGGTTCCAACACCGCAACCCTTCCTGCTGCTACTGGTACTGTAATGGTGTCAGGTAATATGCCAGCGTTTAGTGCTTATCAAAGCACATTGCAATCTATTTCAACAGGAACAGCAACAAAATTACAATTTCAAACTAAAGAATATGATACAAATTCTTATTTTGATGCTTCTACAAATTATAGATTTACACCTTTAATTGCTGGCTATTATTATATTAGTGCAAGTGTTGGCTGGTCTGGTGGATTGACTAATGAAACATATATTAGTATTTATAAAAATGGTTCTGAATATAAAAGATTACAAGACATTGGAAGCACAACAGGTGGTGGCATAGGTTCTTTTTCAGGCGGTTCTTTAGTTTATTTTAATGGTTCTACTGATTATGTAGAAATATATGCGGCTCAATATACTGGTGGCTCAAAAAATACAGGCGCATCTTCTACAAATACTTGGATTAATGGTTCTTTAATGAGGACAGCATAAAATGACATTATTTGAAAAAATTATGGCTTTATATCCTAGTCTTACACAAAAAGATTTTATGACTGTAATCACACTTCAAAACGATTCAGACGGCAAAGGCGACTACATTGCTAAATGGGAACATCCTACACTAGCTAAACCTACAGCGGAGCAACTTAAATGAGCATAACATTAGGCGGGACAAACCCCGCAGTCACATTCCCTGACGGGACTATTCAGAATACAGCAGCGGTTGTAAATGGATCAGTACCATACTCAGTATTGCCCACTGGTAGCGTATTGCAAGTGGTTCAAGCAACAACATCAACTCCAGCTTCCACTACTAGCGGATATATTACAACTGGTTTAAGCGTTTCTATTACTCCAAAATTTTCCACTAGCAAAATACTTGTTATTGCTGGCATGAATGGTCTATACAACAATCAAGGAAGCGGAGTAGGCGTTGGTCTTGCTGTTTATCGAAATACAACATTAATTCAACAAAATGCCGTATATACAAGTTATTTAAATTTATCTAATGCTTGTATTACATCTGCACCAGTTATGGCTTTGGATTCTCCAGCAACTACTTCAGCAACTACATATTCTATTTATTTTGCTAGAAACGGCAATGCTGGTACTACATCAGTACAAATAAATAACGATACTTCAATAATTACAGTAATGGAGATTGCAGGATGATTAATTTACACACAGCTATTTATGCACTTGACCCAGCAATCGTTACTATTCGTGGCGAAGTTGCTTATGACAAAGACGAAAATGAAGTGTCTTATGACATGGCTGCTGCACAAGCCAAACTAGTAGAATTACAAGATGCCGAAACTGCTGCCCAAGAAGCTGCCGTAGCTGCTAAACAGTCTGCTATGGACAAACTGGCTAAGCTAGGTTTAACACAGGCTGAAGTAGCTGCTTTGATTGGCTAAATAGCAACACCCGTGACGCAATAAGACAGACAGCCTAACCCGCTGTCTGTCTTCCCATACCCATAATAATTATAAACCCGGGACCTCAACGTGGATTTACAAACTCTTATCAACACTATATTACCCCTTATCTGTGTCGCGTGTGGTTGGTTCTGTAAAGAGCTATGGACGGCGGTTCAGGTTCTTAAACTTGACCTACACGACCTTCGCACCCATATTGCTGAGAACTATGTCCACAAAGACGATTTCTCTGACCGCTGGGAAGAAGTATTAAAAGCTGTCCATCGCATTGAGGACAAGCTAGACGACCTAAGAGACTAATGAACACCATTATCAAACAGCTACTCACCGGCAAGGACAACGAGACCTACGACCTAGGCCGTGTCGCCTGGCTCATAGGTTTGGTTGCTGTAATCGGCGTGGCTGCTTACGAAATGATACACGGCAATGTCAGCTTGCGTGAACTAGCTGAATCTATTGGCATTGTGTCCGGCGCAAGTGGTGTTTCGATCATGGCCAAAAAAGAGACAGAGCCGCAGTGATCTACCTTCTTTACATCATTTTAGTACCCATCAGCCTGGCTGTTACCCTATTAGCCGTATTGCTAGCCCCCATACTGCCCCTCTTTGCCTCGCAGCAAGAAGGGTGGAATGATAATCATTCTCAGTACGGCATGGGGCCTAGATTGCCTAATTGGCTGTCTTGGTTTATGACACCGGATAATAGCCTAGATGGTGATGCAGCTTTTTACCTGTTAAACCCGCCATCTTACCTTTCACAGGTAAAATGGCTATTACGCAATCCGGCGTATAGTTTTGCACTACACTATTTTATTCCCAATAATGCTGCCGTCTTTAATGGTGACAATCTAATTAAGGATAATGACAATGCAAAAGAAGGATGGCTTTTGGTCCGCGCTAACGGACTCTTTCAGTTTGTTTGGATTAGGCATATACCTAGCACTACTCGTTGTATTATGTTTAATCTCGGCTGGAATATTCGTGCATTGGTTGATCCGAATGTGAGCCCCAAACCTAGCCCATATCAGGCTACCTTTGTGTTCTCACCACGTATCTCGGGGTTTAGATAATGTGGAAAATACTTCTAAGCGGTATTAGTGGAGTCTACCTATACATCACCATTGCATCCTTGTCTATTGTGGCAGGTGGCTATGTGGGTTATAGCTGGACTTCAGACTATTACATTGCTAAAATAGAAAAGGCAAACGAACTAGCATTAAAGGAAAAAGATGACATTGAGCAAAAAGGTGACCAGCTGGTTGTGCAGTATATTGACCAAATTACCAAAGTATCAAATCACAATGCCGATCTACAAAAACAAATCACTTTGGCTGTTGGGTCTAATCGGTGTGCTATTAGCAACGGCTTTGTGCGGGTGTTCAACGCCAGTGCGACTGGTGAGGCCTCAGCCCCCAGCAGCCTTGATGGTACCGCCAGCACCATTGACACAGCTACCCTCCTCTCCATTGCCATCGAAAACAACGAAAAATACCGCAAACTAGCGGATCAATTGACCCAACTACAGGCATTTGAATCACAATAAACCCCAATTTGAGCCCTGTTATAATGGCACAGAGTAAGGAGTAAAAATGAAAAAAGTAGTCGCTGTAGCATTATGGCTGTTAGGTAGTTTTGCAATAATTCACTTTACAGACCGATTTACCCAGATTGAAGAAAACATTATGGCAATCGCTAAATCCACCCTAGACTTTATCATCAAAGAAGAAGGCTCCCGTAATAAAGCCTATAAAGACTCTAAGGGTCTGCTTACCATTGGTGTAGGCCATTTAATCAAGGCAGACGAGCCTCACCTAAAAGACGCCGTTCTTACTGACGAGCAGGTAGAAGACCTCCTTAGAAGCGATTTAAAGTGGTGTAGCGAGGCCGTAGAGAGCTCGGTGAAGGTATCCCTTAGCCAGAACCAATACGACGCCCTATACAGCCTTTGTTTTAATCTTGGGGCCACAAATTTTAAAAAATCCACTGTTGTTAAAAAAATTAACGAGAATGACTTAAAAGGAGCTGCAGACGCTTTTTTAATGTGGAACAAACCTGCTGTATTACAAAAACGCAGGGAACGTGAAAGAGCATTGTTTTTAAGTGGTATTTAATATGCAACATTACGTTTATGCTCATACTAAACCAGACGGCACTATTTTTTATATTGGAAAAGGTAGCAATAAAAGGGCGTATCAAAAAACGGGAAGAAATCCACACTGGCATAACGTTGTTAATAAATATGGGTATTCTGTTGTCATTTTAGCTGACCAATTAACAGAAGTTGAAGCATTTAAAGAGGAAATTGATTTAATTAAACATTTTAATGTTTTTGGATTTTTGGTAAATAAAACGTTAGGTGGTGAGGGAATTTCTGGGGCTAAACTACCAAAATGGCAACAAGAACGGGTAACCAAAGGTGTTCATCACACACAAACAAAAGAATATAGTCAAAAAAGAAAATCAATACAAAAAATTGCTGTTTTAAATGGTTCATGGATTTCCCCAATGCTTAATCCAGAATACGCAAAAAAGCAATCAGAAACAAAGAAAAATGCTGAATTAATAACCTGCCCAAAATGCAAATTAACAAAAAAGAAAGGGTCTAATATGACAAGATACCATTTTGATAATTGCAAACAGTATTTAAGCAAAGCCACAAAAAATAGAAGAAAACGTGAAAGAGCGCTATTTTTAAGCGGAATTTAGGGCGTAAACGCTTGATTTAGCGTATTAGTAGATATAGGAATAACCTACAGGGACAGAAATGGACGATTTTAAAAAACTACCAAAAATGCAATGTTTTAAAAAAGGCGGCTTGGTTCAGACGCAGGTAAGCAATTACACTAAGCGCGATCGTAAAGTCACTGATACTGCTGACATTGCCCAAGATAAAGCCATAGTGAAAAAGGCGATTGCCATTCACGATAAACAAGAGCATCCTGGTGAGAAAACGGATCTGTCTACCTTGAAAAAAGGTGGCCGTGCCAAAAAGGCAGTCGGCACTGTCCGTAAATATAAAACTGGTGGTTCAGTAGATAATGTTTATGGCGCCAAGAAAAAAGCTGGCGATCTAGATAACATCGAAAAAACCAAAGATATTAAAGCTACTAAATTACAAAAAGGTGGCAAAGCTGTTAAGAAAATGGCTGATGGCGGTAGCACAGGTTTACAACAAGCTGCTATGCAAAATGCCCTACCTGGTGGAATTGGTCAAGGATCTGCCAATGATATGGAACGTCGTCGTATGCTGGAACGTGCCAAAAATGCTATGAAGTATCTTGGACCAGCTCAGCAATCTCAGTTTGTAAACCAAGGTGGTATGAACCCAGCACCCGCACCAGCTGCTGCGCCAGCTGCTATGCCTCCTGCTATGCCTCCTGCTGCGCCAGCCGCACCTGCAATGAAAAAGGGTGGTAAAGCTAAAAAGATGAACACTGGCGGGACTTGCTCATAATGCCAATCAAATCCGAACAGCAAATGAAGGCAATGTACGCCGCAGCTGCCGGCAAATCAACTCTCGGCATACCAAAGAAGGTTGGTAAAGAGTTTATTAAGGCTGGCAAGGCTAAACCCAACTTGCCCAAAACAGTAATGAAAAAGGCCGCTGGTCGCGGACGATAACATGGCATACTCTGGGACGACTGGTCAAACAACAATTAATGTTGACCAACTAATTTCTTTTGCGTTTCGTGATGCTGGTAAAACCGCTGAGGAAATAACGCCAGAATATGTTAACGCTGGTAAGCAAGCCCTTTTCTACAATCTACAAAACCTATCCAATTTAGGTGTCAATCTCTGGTTACTAGAGAACCAATTGTACGGTGCTGTTACAGCACAACAGCAGTTAGTTCTTCCAAAAACTACCATTGACGTCAGAGAAGCAAACTGGGTCTACATCGTTAACTCCGCAGCGTCTAGTTATCTTCCAGTTGACAATCCACAATCCCCCACAGTATTTGATCAGAATTTAAACCAAGTTGCTACGTCAACCGTTGGCGAGAATTACTTTGGTCTGACATACCCACAGCCACAGCCAGTGTTTTATGTTGGTTTTAATGGTTATGCTGCGCCAGGTACGACAACAACTTACAACTTTGCCTATGAGGTCAGTGATGACGGAATTACTTGGACACTGATCCAACAATTCCCAGCGACCACATTGGCTGATCGCCAGTGGGCCTATTTTAATATTAGCACCACTCCCAATCATCAGTACTACCGTTTGCGTGAGACTGTGTTGCCCACGTTCTCAATACGTCAGATTGTATTTTCTACGAGCCAACAGGTCATTCCACTAGCGCGCCTAAACCGCGACGACTACTGGAATTTGCCAAACAAACAATTTCCCTCAGTGCGCTCATTGCAGTATTGGTTTGATAGAACCATTGAGCCATCTATGTACCTCTGGCCTGTCGCAAATAACGATTTTCAGATGTTTCAGCTAGTTGTTGAAAAGCAAATGGAAGACGTTGGTTCATTGACAAACCAAATCTATGTGCCAGACCGCTGGATTAACTCTGTGCAAGCTACATTGTCTCATCGCTTGTCTATGCAAATACCCGGCGTTGATCTTGCACGTATCCAATATTTAGAGATGCAAGCTGAAAAACATTTTATGATAGCGAGCAACGAGGAAAGAGACAAAAGTCCGATAATGCTGACCCCTAACGTGAGTTACTACACAAGATGACCAACGCATACGTAATGACGTACGACAATTTGGTATCCGATGTGCAAAATTACATGGAACGTAATGACGCGCAATTTGTCGCTCAGATTCCTAGCTTGATTGGCTTGGCTGAATCTGCTATTGCTGCTGAACTTAAAACTTACTTGCAGTTGACCGTTGTTGAAACAACACTAGCACAAAACCAAGTTATTGTTGCTAAGCCAGCACGTTGGAGAAAAACTGTTTCGTTAAAGTCAAATGGCAAACCTATTTTAATGCGCTCACAAGATTATGTAGCGCAGTACCAATCTGAGTCTACACCGGCCGTTCCTCTTTACTACGCAGAATACGACTACAACAACTGGGCAATTGCACCAGCTTCCGCTGCAGCAACTCCAGTGGAAATAATTTACTACAGCGAAATCCAACCGTTGGATACAACCAATCAGCAAAATCTATTTACTAGAGAAGCGCCGCAGGCGATGTTATTTGGAACATTACTCCAAGCACAGGGCTACTTAAAGGCTCTTGACAAGCTGCCTGTGTGGAAATCTTATTACACAGATGCACTAGCTGCTCTTAAGAAAGAGGACAATGCTCGTCGTGTGGATAGAAATACTACCGTCCAAGAGCCATAATATATGACAACATTTACTTCCCCCTTCACTGGTAATGTCGTTCAGCCCACCGACGTTTCATACTATGCTCTCAACTTTAGCTCCAACACTCAGCTCTACTGGCCTACTGTTGTTAACCCTACACAGGTTCCTGCAGCCCGTATTATGGACTGTGTTGCTAGTGTTGATGGTCTTATCATTTTATTACCTGATGCGACACAAGGCGCCGTTGGTTCAGACATTCTTTTCCGCAATTTGGGAGCACATGCCTTTACTGTTACCGATGCTGCTGGTGCTGAGTCAATCACTGTTGCTGTTGGTGCTGCTAAGTACGTATATCTTACTAATAATACTACTCTGGGTGGTACTTGGTCAAATATAGCGTTTGGAGTTGGTACATCATACGCTGATGCAGTAACATTGCAGGGTGCCGGCTTGACTACCGTATCTGGTCAGCTAGCAACTACACAAAACGTTGTTGACATTACAGCTACACCAACACTAAACGACCTTAGCCGCGCTTCTACATTTAACTGGAACGCTGGTGCTGGTGTAATAAACCTACCAGTACCAAGTACCCTTTCAACTGGTTGGTATATTGGTTTTAGAAATAGTGGTGGTGGTGCGCTATCCATTACTCCAGTTTCCCCAGCATTAATTAACGGACAAGCTGCCATTACAGCTAACCCAGGTGATTCTGGGTACGTCATTTACGACAGCAATACCGGTAACTTTATTACGGTTGGATACACCTCCCCATCAAACCTTACCTTTACTTCAGCAACATACGACGTTGATAATATCCCTGGGTCATCATTAAGTCTGGTATCTTTTGCGCCAATCATCCAAACCTATATTGCGCAAACAGGTTCACGTACAACCACATTAACGGTTACTTTACCAGCGATTACCCAGCTTTATGTTTTGGTTAACAACACCAATCAAACTGGCTATAACGTTAACTTTACTGTTTCTGGTAGCTCACAACCACCTTTAGTATTAGCTGCTGGGGCTATTGTAGTTGTATTAAGTGATGGCTTAAATCTTTACGTACTAACTCAAAGCTCAACTGGCATTTACTATGCTGCCAATGGTACTGCAGCGTTACCATCTTTCTCATTTAACAATGACACCCACACAGGCATGTACCTTGCTGGTACTAGTGTGCTTGGCTTATCTGCAAATAGCACGGAGATCATTAACATTGATAACTCCAATATATTACAGCCATTGGTCACAGTAAACGCAAGACTTGTAGCGCAACTAATTGACGGCGGAACGTTCTAAATGCCGGCTGATAATCAGCAACAAGATACCTCGCAATATACATCAATTTACAGCCTAGCAATACCGGCTGGGATTAAACGCGACGGTACAGTATTTCAAAACGACCAATATACTGATGGTGTATGGTGTCGTTTTCAGCGTGGTGACCCCAAAAAGATTGGTGGCTACAAAGCCATTTTTACAGCATTTAACGGTATCTACCGTGGCATGATTGCCATTCCATATAATGGTGTTAACTATATTTTTGCTGGTAACGCAGAAACTTTAGATGTTTTTACTACTGGCACATCTTATGGTGCAGGTAGTGGTCCATTTGTTGTTAACTTTTTGCCTGGTTCTGTATTTGCCAATGTAACATCAAATACAACAACTCAAGTAGTTGTCCCCGGTAATGCAACAACTACTTTTGCACCAACTAAGACTTTTATTATCAGCCAAACTGGTACACCAACAGTCTACACAATTAGTACTTCGGTTTACACAGGTAGTCCAACAAATACTACTACCATTACATTTACCCCTGCAGCACCAGCGGGAACAATTAGTAAAATCTGGTTAAACAGCAGCATTTTTACACCCGATCCACAAAACGGCCCATATCGTAATGATTGGCAGTTTGACGCACAGTTTAGTCCACAAGGCGGTAATCTAGCGTGTTTTGCCCACCCAGGTTTAAACCTAGTTAATATTGACAATGGTGTGGCCACTCAGGTATTGGTTGGTAATGTGTTGCCAGATAATGATAATGATTATTATTTCACTGGCCTTTGTGATAGTGAGGGCCAAAACCCCACCTACAAACCCATTAGCGTTGATGGTGGTGTGTGCGTATTGTATCCATTTATTTTTGTATATGGCTCACATGGCTTCATTGCAAATAACAACGTAGATTCTACGTATACCAATCAAAACTTTTATGATTGGAACGGTCCATTAGCAAACCAAGTCAACGTGGCAAGCTCTAAAATCGTCAAGGGTTTGCCAATGCGTGGAGGTACTGCCTCGCCATCTGGCTTGTTCTGGGCTACGGACTCTCTTATTCGTGTTTCCTTTAATTCACAAGCAACTCAGTTTTATTGGAATTACGATATTGTTTCAAGCCAAATCTCCATCATGTCTTCTAATGCAGTTGTGGAGATGGACGGTATCTTTTTCTGGATGGGTGTTGACCGTTTCTATTTATACAATGGTAACGTCAAAGTATTACCAAACGATAAAAACGTAAACTGGCTATTTAACAACCTTAATTACGAACAACGACAAAAAGTTTGGGCTACTAAGGTTCCAAGGTACAACGAGATTTGGTTTTTTTATCCCCGCGGTACAGCAACAGAATGTACTGATGCTATTATCTACAACGTCAAAGATCAACTTTGGTACGATGCTGGTTCTGCAGTAGGTGCGCGTCGTTCTTGTGGATATACTACCGAGCTATTCCCAACACCTATTTGGGCTGGTTGGGAATATAATCCGCAGTATAACCAAGCACATTATGTTATTAACCACCCCGCTAGTTTACCAGCACCGGCTATTAATCAATTTTACGTTGCTGGCGATTTGACACCGGTGTTTAGCCCTGGTAGCTATGTGTCATCTGATACCAATCCACAATCTGCTATTTATCGAGTTGTAACTAGCCAAAACATTTTTAACACCACCATTGGAACGCCAGGTGTTACATTAGTTACCGTTAATAAAACAATTTCTCCAAGCCCTATTGCTGGCGCAACAGTGTATAGCGTAACTGGCGGCTATTCAATTTGGCAGCATGAATTTGGTCTTAATATGATCACTTTAAATACTGAAGAGGCTATCTATTCTACTATTACAACTAGTGATATAAGCTGGTTAACTGGTAGTCCGTCGGGTGATAATTTGGTGGGTGTAAACCGCCGCATGCATCTACGCCGTATTGAGCCAAACTTTTTACAATCTGGTACAATGGCACTAACCATTTTGGGTCGTAAGTTTGCTGGTGGGCAAAACGAAGAAAACTCTGGACCATACTATTTTACCCAAGATACTGGTAAAATCGACCTGCGTGTTGAGCACCGTTTAATTCGTTTAAAGTTTGAGTCTAACGAAATTGATGGTAATTTTGAAATGGGTCGAAATATGATTACGGCTGAGTTTGGGGACGAAAGACCTTAAATGAGTTTTCAGCAGTTTTTTCCTTGCCTTCCAGACTATATGAGCTGGGACGACTGGAATGGCAACTTGGCTATTTACTACGGTCAAAAGAACATTGAGTTTGCCTCCGAAGAGAATTGGCAATTAGGAGCATTTAACCTACTTAATTCTGAGGCTTTTGCTGTTTACCCCATTCCAGACCCTAGTACATACGGAACTTGGCAGGATTGGGCAAGGGAATTTACTGAAATAATTAATGGTCCAAGTCGTTGATTTAAGGGCAAAAACTAGGAATTTTGCGTATTAGTATAGGTATGGAATACAGTAAAAAAGACCCTGACGGCAGACTATCTGTCCAAGAAATTATTAGACGTAGCCCAACAACGGCTTTGTTTGGTAGAGATTGGAAGCATGTATACGCTGCTATCCACCACCTTTTACAAGGCAATGAATACCGTTCTTTTAGGACAGGTAACACCTTGTTTTTATTGAAGATTTTGCAACCAGGGGTTGGTGAACTTTTTGTGTTTAGTGCTGATAAATATAAAGAGCTTTTAAATAATCTTAAAGAGTTAGCTCAAGCTTTAATTAAATCAAATTACACAAAAGTTGTTGGCGTTACTGATGACACAGAAACAATCCACGCAGTTAAGCAAATGGGCTTTCCTGTGGTGATTGAAAGATTTGGTAAAACAATTGGAAAATTACGCCAACAATACCAAATTACTGTAGATCTATCCAGTGCAAATTCTTGAATTTACACCGGATAGATTTGATGAATTGTTTGCTCTTGCCGAGCAAATGATCGCTGAAGCAGAGTTTAAAGACGCTGTTTTAGACAAAGACAAAATTAAAGATCTTTGGGTTATAGCAAACGGCGTTATTTATGTTGCCGAAAAAGATAATAAACTAATAGGATTTATAGCCGGGATGATTCAACCGTACTTTTTTAGCCAAAGAAAACGCGTTACTGATATGGGCTTTTTTGTCCAGCCAGAACATCGCGGATCTTTTGCGGCAATTAAGTTAATCAAAGCGTTGGAAAATTGGGCTAGAAAAAACAATGTTGTTGACGTTTGCTTAGGCCAAACAACAGAAGTTAAGCTTGAAGAAACACAAAAGTTTTATGCTCGTCTTGGTTATAAGACAGTTGGATTTAATACTGTTAAACATTTGGAAATAGTCTAATGTGCGGCGGTGGTGGAGGTTTTGATCCATTTAAAGCAATTGGAGATGTTGTCTCTGGGGCTGGCAATATTTTTAATGATATTGGCAAAACTATTAGCTCAGTAGTATCTACGATTGGCAAAACGGTAGAAAATATTGTACAAAATCCATTACCGACCATTGAAACTGTTGCATTAACCGCCGCCGGTGTTCCGTACCCAATTTCTGCAGCTGCAGTGAGTGCCGCTAATGGTGGCAATATTCAAAACATTGCTTTAAGTGCTGCCGCGGCTTATGCTGGAAACTATGCTGGCGGTCAAATTGGGAGTAATGTGCCGGGAATAGAAAACTTAGATACAACTACACAGACTATTATTCAGCAAGCTGTTACTAGTTCCTCTGGCTCTGCGTTAGCTGCGGCTTTAAGTGGTAAGCCTTTAGACCAAATTTTAACTGCAGGCGCTGCTGGAGCATTATCTGGTGCGGTTGCTGGTGAATTAAAAAATCAAGGTTTTGATGCAAAAGACTTAAGTACAGGATTAATTACCAACGCAACAAATGCCGCAGCAAAAGCAATTATTGGCGGTAAGAGCATTGGAGAAGCCATTACTCAATCTAGTATTGTTGCTGGAATGAATTGGTCTTTACAAGGTGCTAGTGACCAGATTAAATCTGCTTATAATGATCTGTCTAGCCAAAGTGATACATTACAATCTGTAAACAACCAGTTTAATAGTTTAAAATCAGAAGCACAAAACTTTTTTCAAAATACATTAGACCCAGCACAAAATATTGCTAAATCAAATTTTGATACCGCAAATGGTTTGTATTCGCAATTTAATGATTTGCAAAGTCAGTACACTAGTAAGTTAGCAGAGTTTAATCAAGCTAAGAGTGACTATGCTAATTTGCAAAGCGGTGATCCTACAAGCTATGATAATAACCCAGATTGGAAACCCCAAGGAGAAGGGTATGTTAAGTTAGGACCGCCGCAAGATGTGCCAGCTAGTTATGATCCAGAAACTGGTAGCTATACCCCCGCTACTACAGTACGAAATCCGCTTGTTATTGGCACGCATCAAGAATATGACGCAGATGCTGGGACGTATTATACAGTTAATGATTACGAAACAGTAACACCACAATCTTTGATAGACAAAGCAACTGCTTTAGCACCTCAGATTAATGATATTGCTAATCAAGCAAACAGTGTAGCATCACAATATCAAACTGCTGCTGATACTTACCAAAAAAGTTTAGATGCTGTAAATGCTGCTAAACCAACTTATGATGGCTATGTAAGAGATTTAACAACACTGCAAAATCAAGCAGCAGATGTTGCTAAATCAATTGACACAACTTCTCAAACATTGGGCGATTTAGTTGGTCAAGCTGCTGAAGCAGAACAAAGTGCGGCAGCTGAACAGTTACAAAAAGCAACTGAGATGGCTACTAATCAAATTATTGATCAAACCAATAATGATAAGTTAACTACGCCTGAAGCTAAGCAAGCCTACGCTGACGCTGTAGCTAACGGCACTAATAGAGCTGATGCATTTACAAGTGCTCAAAACACGGATATTCATCTTCAAGTAGCTAACATGGATCCAGAAGCTCAAAAAGCTTTTAATAATCTGGTTGATTCTGGACAAAACAATGTGGCTGCATTTAGCACAGCTTCAACAGTTGCTGGATTATCACCTATTGCTCAAACTGCTTTTAATAATGATTTTGCAGCTAATAAGGATATTTCAACAGCAATTAGTACTGCAACAGGAGTTAATGGTTTAACACCTAATCAGCAAACTACTTACTCAGATATTTACAGTAAGACCGGATCAACTACAAATGCTTTAGCCGCAGCGCCGACGCTAACCAATGCTTCTGATATTGCTAAAAACTCATATTATGAAGCGTTAAAGCAAAATAATGGCGATAATCAAATTGCGATTAGCACAGCCGCCGGTGTTAATACATTGCCTTCAGAGCAACAGAATTTTTATCAGTTTAATACTGACAATGGTTTGTCTACTACAGATGCTTTAAAGTACACACCAGATTTATCTAAAATGAGTACAACAGCATTACAGTCTTTTTATGAGCAAAAAAGTACTGGTAATACAACAACTGATGCTGCAATTGCTTTTGCTAATAAGGTCAATAGTTTAAATCCGGACCAACAGTTAAGTTATAGTAATGCTAAAGCAAACGGGCTGTCTGCTGATGCGGCTATGAATCTTGCACCGACCATTGCAGGTAACACTGTTGCAGAACAAACAGCAGCAATTAATGCTATTAAGCAAGGATACACACCGGAGGGTGCTGATTTAATGTCAGCATTTGCAGCATTGGGCGATACCACTGGCGCTAAACTAACAGATGTTAACGCAGCTAATTTAGCTAAGTTAACAACGCCGGAAGCTAAACAAGCATATACAGAATTAGTGTCTGGCGCTGGCGGGTCAAGTATATCCCCGGATAAAGCAATGGCTTTTGTGACGCAAGGTATCGACCCCATTACCGGTCAAAAAGTTGCCGAAAATATTATTAGTGCATTAACAGGTAGCGGAACAGCGCAAGCCGGAGA